AGTAGCACCATCAACATCTAATGTGCTGTTAAGTGTTGTTCCTCCATCAACATCAAGAGTATTATTAAGAGTAGTAGCACCATCAACATCTAATGTGCTGTTAAGTGTTGTTCCTCCATCAACATCTAATGTGCTGTTAAGTGTTGTTCCTCCATCAACATCTAATGTGCTGTTAAGCGTAGTGGCACCATCAACATTTAGAGTTCCATTTACATCTAAGGTGAATGCTGGAGAACTTTGACCGACCCCAACATTTGACATTCTATAGATGCTACCAGATCCGGTGTATCCCCACAAATCCTGAGATTGAATATCAGCAATAAATCCTGGATTATCTGGATTTGGTACTGGAATAATCGTATCAGTTCCAAGACCAAGACTATTAATCTGAGTAAAGTTTAATACGGTAAAGGATTGTGCCGCACCAACAGTTGGAATGTAAACACCCTCATCTTGAACATAGATCCCTTCCGTAAATGCTGGGGTTACTTCAGTCCATCTGATTCCAAATTCATCTCTTTGTAGATAACCACCATTCGCTCCGTGATATCCAACAGAGTCATAGATATTTCTTTTAATTCCTATCGTTTCTACTTCTAAACTCAATTTACCTTGAGTAGAATCATTGAGAGAACTGATTCCAACTCCAGGTTGTGTGGTTCCTATACCAACAGTTCCAAGACCAGTAATTACAAATGTATTCTCTTCTTCACTATTAAACTGAAACTTTTGCTGTGGTGTTGCAGTAAATATACCAATCTGTTCTGTTCTGGTATCAATATTAAGTGCTGTTCCACCAACACCGACATCAAGTCTTGTTCTTACCAATAAGAAATCAACGTCAAGTTCACCATCAATAGTAACATCCTGTTCAAATTTTGCGTCACTCTTAAACAAAGAGGTTCCATCTACTTGTAAATCACCTTTAATGTTTAAGTTTTTAATTATTGTTGGAATGTCTGCAAAACCATAAACATATATGTTCTCAAATACACTATTACCAGATTGTGGGATTGGATTCTGAATTACCATTACTTTTATCCTATTCCTGTGAGACCTTTGATCAAGTCACTGACAAATGAACCTTCAAATGCGGTAAAAATGTTACTAGTTTTCAATAAGTCGCCCATATTTCCACCTTTCGCATTCACAGTTACATCTTCACCATTTACAATAACTTCAGAGGTTCTTCCTTCTTCTTCATAACCTATTCGTATTCTTCTTCCCTGCAATACCAATTGATCAGCAGCTTCAATAACTATGTTTTGACCTTTAACTCTAACCCATCCTGCCTCAGAATTTAAATTTATATTACCCTTATGAGCAATTAAAACATAACTGTCTTGCTCATTGGAGTTTTTTATTCCACACTCAACCTGAAAGGATTTTTCTGCATAATGTCTTACAAGACCATTTTCATATAATCCTTGATTGTACTTATCACCAGAACTATTAATTGATTGTAAAGTGTAAGCAGATCTTCCAGGAATGCCAACCTCATTAGATCCTGTTTCCAAGAACAGTTGAGGACCAAATACATCTATGCATCTTCCTTCTTGACTCATGATACACAATCAATAACTTGTACTACTTCCTGTTGTGGTTTTCGTCTCGTTCTCATTACAGGTCTTATCACGGCACCATATCCAGTTACAGTATTAATATTTATCTCTGGAAGTTCAGTATAAGGTTTTTGTGAAATGACTTCTACAGATGTAATACTTCCATTTTCGATGACCAATTTCAGATCATCATTCGCAAAATCATCGTCGGCATAACCAGAACCTGGATTTTCTATAATAACATCATCAATAAATGTCTCTTTTACTTCATATTCATCTACTGGATATCCTTCACCTTGACTTGTAATGATAACTGAAGTCACTTTTCCATAATTAGGAGAACTTGGATTTGTATCAATGATTGCCTTACCATAACCACCATATCCTTGATCACATCCATCAGAGAATGCAACTAATGGAGCATCCTTATAACGACCACCTGGATTTGTTATTTCTACACCAATAATACTTCCTGTTTTCTTTATGTCTCCAAATATATTTTCACTGTCCAAATTATCTACAAAGTTGCCGAGAAGAACATTACCGGCAGCACCGAAACCACCACCACCAAAGAATTCTACCTTTGGTGATCCACATTGGAATACATTTCCAGTATTACATGGTTCTACATTTACATCAGCAAGAGTAGTTCCATCTCCAAAGAGATCCCATTTACCATACTGCCGCTCAAAATCACTAATCAAGTTGGCAGTTCCTTGTGATGGACGATAATCAAGTGCTTTGTCAGCACGATCCATTGCCTTAGAGAATGAATCCTGTTCTTTGCCTTCAGAGTTTCCTGGAGTATTACCAGAGTCAACTTTCCACTCTGTTGATGCTGGACACTTTCTTTCCTCATCACAAGTAAACAGATTTTGTATCTTGCGTATAATCTGAATCGCAGACTTTACGGCATCTCTAACCTTAAAGACGAATCCAAGAGCTTTTTGCACTGGTTCGAGTAAAGGTCCAATGGTAGAATCAATCAAAGAAGTAATTTTATTAATTAATCCTCCAATGAATTGCTCAACTGCACATCTTGGTGTATTAATAACATTTTTAACCATTCCAGTGATTAAATCACTTATTGATTTTTCTAGTGCCTCGGTAATATTTGCTACTAAACATTTTAATGCACCAAATAGTGCTTTAGTTGGTTCTATCAGACCACTTTGTTCTTTAATAATTTTCGCTATTGGATTATCGGTTACTGTATCAAATATTTTCTTGGCAAGTTTTCCAAGACCTTCCTTAATTAATTTTTCTAATTTTTTAGATATAGCACTTGTTATCTTTCCTATCAACTGTTTTGCAAGTGTTCCGACTTGCGCTACAATAATATTAATCTCTTCTTTTAAATTTCCAATAAACTTGCCAGCTTTTGTAATTACTTTAAAGAACTTACTTAACTTTGCTTCCAGTTCTGCGAAAAAATTATCTTTACATGGATCGGCAAGAATTATTTTACTTCCAGATGTTATTGAGGCAGCGTCAACATCCTTTCCTCTTTTATTGAGCACTGTGGCACGTTGTATAATCGCAGCCTGCTCTGTGGGTGAAAGTTTTTCTAATTGTTCTTTTGTTAGAGGTTTATCAGTTATTTGATTTGGATAAGCATCTTTTACTGCCTGCAACAAAGTCTTTGATGACTCACTCAATAGTTCTGGGGGAACTTCTGATATCTTATTCCAATATTCTATCTGCCTAGCATCTAATTCTGCTGGTGCTGCTGGTTCTGGTTCTGTTGCTTCTAATTGTGCTAGTGTTTTTCCTTCTGTTTCTGCCAGTTGATTTAAAAAGGAGTCTGTTAATGTTTCTACATTAGATCCACCTCTGTCTCTTTCTTCAAATTTTCCATTAGGAAGTTGAATATACCAAACACCACCCTCTCTTACATATACCCTACCACTATATTCTAGGAAAACATCTTCCATTTTTTCTCTACCTCCTTGTGTTGATATTTATTATCCACCCAAGAGCGATCCTGGTTGCTCTACTTTTCCACCAGGAATTCCATCTGGATTAGGAGTAAATTTCCAACCATTTGATTCAAACTGCTGGAGTTGTTCTGCTGTAGGTGTATCATTGACTACTGTTCCATATTGACTGAGATAGTCTGTTCTATTAAGAAGCATTTCTGTTGATTGTCTTGAATTTTGTCCGTAAATTTTTGGAGTAGTGTCTGCGGCAGCAGCTTTCAGTTGTGCCTCATATTCCTCATTTGACAATGTTCCATCATCCTTATTTGACAATGTTCCATTAGTTTCATCCCACAATGGTTCTGGAACCTCATCAACTTGTGCTGGTGTTTCAGCATCTATTCCTATTTTTTTCAGTTCTTCTTTTTTAACCTCTCTTTTTTGATTTTCATCTACACTTTTAGGTCTCAACTGTGGTGTTGACGGTCCATTAGACTCACTGTTCTCTTGTCTTTCTACTAGACCGGGTTTTATTGTTTGTGTAAATCCGCTTATGGGTGCAAATTTAGCGGTGCTTTTAGTATACTTAATTGCGGAAGTTCTTCCAAGAGCACCAAAGATTATTGGTGTGTTTTGGAATTGAAATCCAACAACTATATCACCTTGAGAATATCTTACGGATCTACTTCTTCCACCACCACCAGTTCCATCGGATGGTCCCAATAAACAAAGTGCATAAGTTAAATTTGCATCAGGAATTTGGTCATCGTTGGAATCTTGTCCTATCTTTCTGACCTTATATCTCCATCCCCATCCCAAACCAAAAACCTGCTCTTTCTGATCATCAAAAGATACAATGGTTCCCATCCAAAGTCCAGAAACATCTTTTGTTAAATTACCTAGAGCATTCATTTGTTTTTATTAGTATGTAGTCCATAAGAGTCACGAACTAATGTCATTGATGTAAATGATCTTGTTGCATCAAAGTGATGACATAAGTTAAGTATCAAATACTTACCACTCGTTGTCGGATCAGATCTTCCCTGATCTTTTTTGTCTTGTGTAATTATTTCAAAATCACAATTAATCGTATCACCGGCAACCAAACTAAGATTACATGGAACCTGTATCTGAATAATCTGAGAGAATAGTGAGTTATATCTCATCTTGGATTTTGCCTGCCATTCTTTAGGATTATTATTTGCACTTACACTAACACCTGGATCTAAACTACCAATATCAAGTAAGTGTAAGTGTGTTGGCAATGCACCTATGGATGGCACATCTATTTCTTTACCGAGTGATGTGTCCAGTCCGATATCGCTCAATCTATAATCTATATGTTCCACAGTATATAAAACCGGGTCAATAAAAACATTTCTAGTTTGGAGTGCTCCTGCTAATGCTGCTGTGGAATAATCTTCAGATTTAATGACAGATTTAAGTGCTATTTTAAAATTATTTTCATCAGTATCAACACCAGATCTTAAGACATCAGTTTTAAAATAATTTGCTTTTGGATCCTGGCGAATTAGATCATCAATTGACCTAAAGTTCATTCCTAATTGAGTTTCGTAGAAGAAGTAACCAGGATTTCCTCTCAAAGGTATTGATTGTCTTGCTGCTTCACAGGCAACCTTACAAACAGTGCGATCATTACCGGTATAGGACCAAGAATTTTTTGTTGGATCGGTAATAACAGTTTGATCTGATCCAATATAATCCTTTATTAATTTTTCTATAGAATTTGCAATATTACCATTATATTTTTTATAAACCGGAATTTTATTTTTACTTGCGGTTGATGAAACTAAACTTAGTATCATACCCTGACGATTGGACTCATCAGATGGTGATATCTTCTTATCAAGAACAAAGGGTTTTCTGGTAAAATCTAATGTTTTTCCAGTCGCACTATTTGTAATTTTAAACCTAACATTTACATCACCAGTTAATGGAAGTGCAGAATCTAATGTTCCACGTCTATTTTGTTTATCATATGAAGAAGGCGCGGATCCCCCGACATCAATTAAAGATAATACTGCTGTAGAATTAGGAGACAATAAACTCTCATAATAATCAAAACTCGTGGTTCTGGCACCATAAGGATCGGTGCCAGTAATATCAACTACCACACCATTTTTTTCAATCTGAAGTAATTCATATGTAGATGCCTGTGCTGCGTTTGCCATTTATTTTATTGTCTCCATACTGCTGGTAATTTTGCTTTTTGTGGTGCAGGACTTGATGGTCTCTCAATCGGAACAGGATATGGGAATGGAACAAAAGTTTCCACTGGTTGTACTGCATAAACAAAGAGTGATTGATTTCCACGATTGTTAGAGGTATTTACCAGTTTTCTATTACTACCAACACTATTAATTCCACCTGAACCACCAATACCATTTGCAGGAGGATTACCTCCAAAAGTTGGATCAACAAGGTTAGCTATATTAATCCAACGAGAATAAGCACTTGTTTGGGGATTGTATGGACCTCCTGCAGGATAAAAATCCACACTCATATGTGGACCAGTTATACTTCCCCTGTCCTCTAATGGGTCACTTAGTTGTCCCATCCTTCCAAGAATCTGTCCCTTCTTAACTTTTGTTCCTGGTTTTGGAAAATTTTGATCTGGGAAGTGAGCATACAAAGCATCAAATTCAGTTCCAGTATCTGGATCTTTGTGACGTATAATCATAAAGTTTCCATATCCTCGTCCAGTTGATGCATTAAATTGATGATTAGTTCCTGCTGGATCAGAAACAACTACACCATCAAAAAGCGATCTGACATTTAAACCTGCAGGTGTAAAATCAACACCTGGTTCTCCGGTTGCATCGATACTTACCCCAGAAGGTGTGGTAAGAGGACTCCATGGACCTGCACCATTTATTCCAGCACCTGGAGGAGTTCTAGGTCTTGCAGAGGTAGAGGTAGCGGTTCCAACTATGCTTGCCTTATTAAAATTCTCTACTGCTCTTCTTGTTAAATCTAAATTATCCTTTTCCTTTTGTGCATACTCATCGGCAACCTCTGCTAGTCTTTCAAAGTTGACGAATCCGTCATTCATATTTCTTCTAGCCGCTTCTGTTTCTCCACTCACTCTAGGAGTTTGTGGTTTATTTTGACTTCCTCCTTTACTGTCAGAATGTCCTGGTATTGTTCCACCTTTAGAACGCTTAACCGGTGGTTTTGGTTGAGGCCAATTAAACAATGGAGATGGTCCTGAACCAGAGGGAAGGGTAGGAAACATTCCCGAAAAAGGACTCAGTGGCATTGGCGTGTTATTAGAATTAAATCCAAACATGTTGGCAAAGAAATTTTTTGCCGAGTCTAAATCCCTACCTATTTGATCTAGTGAATTTTCATAATATTTTTTCTCATTTTCCAATCTTTGCATTTCAGCACCAGTCAATGTTTTTGCAATGTCGTATAAAAATACTGCACCCTTCACAATTCCAGAAACTACAAATTTAATGCCCTTATAAAAATCACTATCAAAAAATTCATTTATTTTTGTTACAATTAGTGGAAGTTTATTTACAAGTATTCCAAGAGCAATAAGTCCAAAGAAATCTAATATCTTATCCATTATTCCCCTTGCTGGAGATGTCACTTTATTGTAAATACCAGTAAATGTAGATCCGACACCAAGATTCTTAGTTTCTAATTTAGTTTCTTTCTCTCTTTGTTTATTTCTTTTTTCTAATTTGGAAAATAAATTGGTTTTATCGGTTCTGAGTTTTTTTAATTCTCTATTCGAACGAATCAAATAACTCTGAATATTAGTTACGTTTAGTTTAAGTTGATTTGCTTGAGTTTCCATATCTTATTACCCGTACAATTGTATTCCATACCACTCTGGTGATATATCCATCCAGGGATTGGAAAAATTAATTGGTGATATTAATGGAACATCATTTGCCCTAGATTCCATCTCAGGTATGGTTGGCATTTTGCCAGATTGTTTAGGAAGAATCATTGGCAGGAAATTCATTCCTCCAGAACCTCCTGGACCTCCTGATGGTGGATTTATAATAACATTTGTATTAGTAATTTTCGGAGCAGGGGCAATTTTTGCCATTCCTGGGGTTCCACCAGGTCCAGCAAGGTACGTTCTTTGTCCAACATCTGGTGCCGGATTTAATCCTCTATTTCTTTGAATATCCTCTTGTAGATACTCATCAAAATCCTCCATTATAGACTTAAATTCATCAGATCTCTCTGATATAACTTCCCATAGGAAGAGCATTTTTGTTACTGCCTCCGAGAAAGTTTTCCACATTCTTCCAGCATTATCATTAATATCTTTTAAGAGAGGTCTGTATAGCATTGCCGAAGACGTTTTGATTACTTCTTCACCTGGAGCAAGCATTGCTCTTACACTATCAATCCATCCAGGTCCTTGTCCAGGAACCGTCATACCATTCGATGCTTTGAGAGAACATGCTGAACATTTTTTCCCTGGTATTGTTCCACCATCTGCAACGCCGCCGACCTTCTTGAGGAGGTCATCGAAATTGTTCCCACCACTCAAAAAATACCAAAGTAAACTACCAAAAATACCGACAGAACCCAGAGCAAAATCACCCCAATTAAATCCTGGTTGATCCTGATAAAACGGATCTGTATCAAAAGTTAAGTCTGGTTTTGGTTTTGGTTTTGGTTTTGGTTTTGGTGCTGGTGTTGGTGAAGATCCAGGTAAAAAAGGCAATCCTAATACTGGGAATGCAAGTCCTAACCCAGTCAAGAACTGTCTACTTCCTAACAGAGAAGTTCCAATTTGATTTACAATATGCGGATTTGCCGCTAGGAAAGGAACAACAGAAGTGGCAAAACACTTCATTACTCCTGCACAATCAAGAAGACTTCCTCCACCAGCTCCAAGTCCTAGTAGTCTAGCAAGACCTACAAGTTTAAGTATAATACCAGCTAACTTTATACCAAGAAATACTCCAATAAGTTCTTTCCAGTAGGTTCCGATAAAATTAAATACTTTTTCTAATCTTGCCTGATTCTCTGGATTTTGTAACCACTTAAACGCTGCGTTTAATACTATTCCAGTTAGAATTAAACTAAAAAATTCTTTAATCTTATCAAAAACACTTTTGATTGGTGAAACAATTTTACCGACTGTTCCTCCCAATGCACTTCCAATTTTGTTAGTGCTTTCTATAAATTTCTCTTTTGCCGCAAATTTTCTTTTTGATTCTTCTTTCTTTACTCTCTTTAATAAGTTCTTCTCATCTGCAATTCTCATTGCAAAATCAATAGATAACTGTCTCTGAATCTCTACAAGAATTCTGTTCGTTTCTATTAGAGATTGAGCCGCACTTGTATCAGATATATCAGACTTTAATGCATCCGCAGTAATCTTTGGTTTTATAAAAGAAAATCTAGTCCTTGTCAGTTTTGGAGTGGTTGCACCACGCAATACCGAAGAAGATACATTCTTCTTACCCAGTTTCGGTATTGATGGTGCTTTATAAACCTGATTAATGTCCACTCTGCTGTGCCTTTAGATTTTCCTCTTCAATGTATTGTTCAAGCAGAGAAAGATATACATCTCTCTCCCAAGGAATCATATTCTCAAGTTCAGTCAATGAATATTTATGATGCTGTATCAAGGCAAAATTCACCTTATAGTATGACTCAAGGTTAATATGAGCCATACCTAACTGAAAAAACTTGCGAGTCCCTCCAGAACAACTTCAGATTCTACTTTTGTATTAGGGTTTTTTATTTTAATTGTATGAGAAAGTTTTGGCATCGTTGTAAAGAAGGTTTCAATTTCTTTAAACTGCTTTGTATTCAGTTGTTCAATAAACTCTTCCAGTTCCTTCTTGGTACAATCAACAGCATCCCAACTTTCTTCAGAATCATAAACCATCTCTATACAAGATGTAATCATAGAAAGAGATTTATTCACATCACTTATGTCTTCATTGTATTCAAAGTTATTTTCAACAAATTGATCTAATGATGGATACTTCAATTTCATAGAAAGATTATCATCTAGTTTGATAATATTCTTATGATTCTTGTCTTTCTGAACTTTGATAGCATCAATATCAATTTCCATCTGAACAGAAGTCTCGCCGTCATCTGGGCAAGTGATATTTACTTCTACGGTTTCACCGACAGATCTTGCACGAATGTTTAGGAACAAATATTCAATATCAAAGGTGGCAAGATCCGAAACCTTAACTCCTTTTGTCTGAATGCAGTCGGTCAAGATTTGAACAATAGCACTTGTAATCTGTTTCATATCTTCAGATTCTAGTGCCATAATAAGGATTTTTTCTTCTCTTACAAGGAAAGGACGATATTTAATTTTCTTTCCATTGGAAGGCAGTTCCAACTCATAGGTTGGAGTATTAATCTTTGGTAAAGGCATAATAACCTATAATAACTTCAGTTGTGATTATTTATTACCCTCGTGGACCGATACGTGCTCCATCAGAAAGTGGACTTCTACCCTCAAGAATTAACCTACCTCTCTCTGTTAATGCTCTTGGTCTTTGTGGTTGTGGTTTTAGGGGCGCGGATTGCTCTGATGCTGCTGGTTCTGATTTTTCTTCTGCGGATGCCGCTACTCTACCTACAAAATAACGATCGAAGTTGAAAGTAACCGATACCTTTAATATTTCTGCAGAACCATAGGAAACTGGAACTGCCGTAAGTGCTTTAGGGAAGGCATTAACAAACGTATATTTTAATTCTCTTTTAAAATCACGTTCAAATTTTGTAATGCTCATTGTTTGAGCCTTATAAAAATCTGGATATACAAACCTCTTGTAGATTGGTCCAGGATCGTAAATAGATGGTTCTTGTGGGTCTATAATCCCTCCTTGTTTATTTTTTCTTTCTGAACCATTTCCACCAGAAATATAGTCCATCCAACCTTCAAAAAATCTCATTACACTATAATTCGAATCAACATAAAAAGTCAAATCAATATCAGTATATAAACGAGTATGGGCAAATTCCTGAGGAATTCCCATAAAGTTATCTTTTACCTCAGCAGTGGCATATGAGGAAACAGGAAGAGTTGCCTCTGAACAGAGATATCCAAGTCTTTGATTTACAAAAGACTCAATTTTTGCCATTTCTGGATCAGTTTTATTATAACTGTTTTTGAAATGAGATTTTAACTGTGGTGGTAATGTTATTTGTACATAATAAGTATTTGTGAGAGCAAGATTACCAATCTTGTTCTTCATATCGCTCATACTGAGCCTAAGAGCTGCTGACGGTATTCCTCTAGGTGGTTTAGGTTTAGGTTGTGATGCACCACCAGCTCCAGTATCTGATGAAGTATCTTCTTCTTCCCTCGGTTTCCTTATGTTATCTTGTATTCGTTGTGCTTTATCTCTAGGTCCGAGTACCATCTAAATATCTCTAATAGAACTTATATTATTAAGTATTTAGATGTCATATAAGGGAAAATTTCAACCATCATACCCACAGAAATATAAAGGTGACCCAACAAACATAATCTATCGTTCTCTTTGGGAGCGAAAGTTTATGGTTTATTGTGATAATAATCAAAACATTTTGGAATGGGGTAGTGAAGAAATTGTCGTTCCTTATCGTTCGCCACTAGACAATAGATACCACAGATATTTCCCAGACTTTTAT